ACATTGTTATGGAGACTGAGCAGCAGCAGAGACTTCCTGGATTTAGAAAAATATTTAGAGACAATTATTTGCAATATTACAATCAATAGCTTATATTATTAGTAAATAGGTTATAGAATGTATTGGTTAGTAGAGAGTAAAGACCAGTTAGAAAGGTTACACAATAGCGGATATAAAGAAGGTTACATAGATGTTATACCTTCAGATGATAGGCTACACCCTGCAGAAAACAATGTTTGTGCGGTCTACTTAAGACCTAAACAATCAACAAAAGGTTTTATGATTCCGGTGTCCCACACCGACACTATAAATGTTTCGTTTAGCGAAGTCATTAAAATCTTATCAACCTTTGAGACTCTTTATACTTGTGACCTTAAGTCTACTTATCATTATTTTCATCATACCGGTCTTAGATCATGTAGTTATCCTCCTAAATCATTTGAGAGGCATCAAACGCAGACTCACAAGATTTTTAAGAGGCGTTTTCCGAAGCTGAGTGATATTAACAGGATCATTCCGATTGTCAAGCATTACGAGAGTTTACAGGAGGATTACGAGAATCTAACAAAATGTTTCAAATATAACAATCAAAAGTATGCAGATTTCTTCAACAAGAGAGTTTCAGTGGTTTACCACAACATCGAGCGGTCAGGTATTGGGATCAATCCCGAGTTATTCTTCAAGCACTTTCACCATAGAGACAAGCCCGTTGTATACCCTCAATATAACTTAAATACAAGCACCACACGCCCTTCAAATAAGCACGGAGGGGTAAACTATGCTGCGCTAAATAAAAAGACAGGAGAACGCTCCGCATTTATTCCCACGAACGATTACTTTGTGGAGTTTGATGTCAAGGCGTATCACCCTGTGATTGTTTCTCATCTTATCGGGTATGAGTTCGAAGACCCAGACGTACATCAGAGTTTTGCTAAGATGTATGGAGTAAGTAGGGATAAGGCTAAAGAGATAACATTTCAACAATTTTACGGGAGGGTATTTGCAAAGTACAAAGATTTGTCGTACTTTAAAGTATTACTTAGAAAACAACAGGAGTTGTATGACGAGTATGAGTCCAAAGGATATTTAGAAGAGCCCATTAGCGGTTACCGATTTGAGAAGAGTGTTTTGGGCGAGATGAATAAAGAAAAAATATTTAACTATTTTCTACAGGCAACCGAGAGTTCCTACAATGTAGAAATATTAGAGGGCATACAGGAGATACTTAAGGGGTCTCATACAAAGATAGTTCTCACAGTATATGACAGTTTTTTGTTAGATGTAAAAAAGGGAGAGGAAAACCTGCTTACAGAGATACAAAAAGTATTTAAAAATAAGAAATTAAACACCAGTATAAAAAGCGGTTATGATTACAACTTTGGATAAACCTACGGATATTTATAATAAACACTTAAGTTACGACTTCAATAGTGTTTACGATATAATATCAATGGAAGGAAAGATTAATAAAAGGTTATTTGCAACATTCACTACACTTGAAGATTTAGATCAGCTGGTAGAGAGCGTGCAAGTAGATTACACAATTCAGTACAATAAGATTTTTGCACTGCAGATTGTTGACTCAGATGAGTATGTTTTAACGTATAATGTAGATAGTGGTAATGTTGACAGCATTCCTGAAAATACAATCCTACTACATAGAAAGAAAGAGTCCAATACACTTTACACTATCAATGCTTTAAATGAGTTAATAAAAAAACTCAATGGAGGGGTAGTAGATACAAGTTTTAAAGTGGATTGGAATCACTATAGGAACTGTATATTGCTAACACAGCATAACAGTTTAAAACAACTGAATACAAAGATTCATAAGATCATTCAGTTGGATTAGTAAAAAGTTTTTTGTAAAATAGTTATATAAATTTTGTTATTATGAATAGTTTTGACGCTTCGGCCCAAAAGGCCAAGCTGGATGCGCTACGAGGTAGATTCAGCCAGCAAACCAACAATCAATCAAATCAATCAGAGAAGGCCCTTTTTAAGGCAAGGCTTAATCAGCCTCAGATCTTACGTATTGTTCCTACGTCTGATGGAGACATTCCAATCCAAGAACTCAAGTTTTATTATAACACTGGGGTTACTGAGAAAGTAGGAGACAGACAGTATAGGATTTCTGTACTCTCACCTTCTTCTTATGGAGAATCTGATCCTATTGATATGTTTGTAGAGATGTTCACTTCCGAAAACTCTGAGGAGTATAAAAATCTAAATCCTGAAATAAAGAGTAAAATCTTATATCAGCTTAGATCTTCAAGCAAGTATTTTTTACCTGTCGTAGTAAGAGGACAGGAAGCTCAAGGTGTTAAGTACTGGGGAGTAACTGAGAAGTTATTACAATCTTTACTTGATAATATTGAGAAAGAAGGAAACTTGATTTATGATCCTATTAATGGACGTGATGTAAAAGTTTGGATTGAGGACATGGGCAACTACAAGCAAACTAAGTTTGAGCTTGGTAAAAAGTCTGAGCTTGGTTCTGAGGCTGCTGTAAAGCAGTATACAGAAAACCAACCTGTTCTTGTTGATCAGTTCACTAAAAACAGCTTCAATGAGTTGAAGGAAATTATTGGTAAAGTATTAGGGCCTTACACTGACACTACATCTCAACCAGAACCAGCTCAGGAAACTGGACGTGATTACACGGCAGTTCATCAATCAGCTCCTACAATAGAATCAACAGAGGAAGTAAAAGAAGAAGTAAAAGCAGAAGAGGATCCTTTCGGAGATCTTCCATTTTAAGTTATGGCAAAGAAATCACTAACAGAAGCTGCAGTAGCAGCACAGAAGCAGAACTTCTCACTGAGTAAGTATCGTGAGAGTAAAGGAATAGCGACTATTTCTAAGTTCAAAGATCAACAATGGATTCCATTATCTAATGCGTTTTCTGATGTAACTTCAATTCCTGGAATACCAACCGGACACATTGTGTTACTACGTGGGCATTCGGATACGGGAAAGACAACAGCTATGATTGAAGCAGCTGTATCAGCACAGAAGAGGGGTATTCTACCTGTATTCATTATCACTGAGATGAAGTGGAACTGGCAGCATGCTATTGAGATGGGATTTGAAGTGAATGAGATTGTAGATGAATCTACAGGAGAGATCCTTGATTATGAAGGTTTCTTCATCTATGCTGATCGTGAGACCTTAAACTCTATTGAAGATGTGTCTGCATTTATTGGTTCTATGTTAGATGACCAAAAGAAGGGAGAGTTACCTTACGACCTTATGTTCTTCTGGGATAGTATCGGATCAGTTCCTTGTGAGCTATCGATTACATCTAATAAGAATAACAATGAGTGGAATGCAGGAGCAATGTCTACACAGTTTGGTAACAACATCAACCAGAGAATCACATTATCTCGTAAAGAGTCTTATCCTTATACTAACACTTTAGTTTGTATCAACAAGGTATGGGCAGCTAAGCCTGACAATCCAATGGGTCAACCTAAGATGGAGAACAAGGGAGGTAAAGCGATGTGGTACGATTCAACATTTGTAATCACTTTTGGTAACATTACTAACGCAGGTACATCAAAGCTTAAGGCTATTAAGGATGGTAAGCAAGTAGAGTTTGCTAAGAGAGTAAACATCCAGATTGACAAGAATCACATCAATGGTATTACTACACGAGGTAAACTCATTATGACACCACACGGGTTTATTAAGGATAACGACACTGATCTGAAGAACTATAAGAAAGATTTTTCTAAGGAATGGGCAGAGATCATGGGAGGTGAAGGCTTTGATGTTATAGAAGAAGAACACACATCAGACTCTAAAGCACTGACTCACGAAAAAGAGCCACAATAGTGAAGGACGTTCTAAGTTTACTCGATAAAGTAAAAGAGGACGGTGTAGTAGAGCGTAAAGAAAAGGTTTTATTGATTGACGGATTAAATCTATTCTTCCGAAACTTCTCAGCTATAAACTCTATAGCACCTAATGGAGCACACATAGGAGGACTAGGAGGGTTTTTAAACTCTCTTGGTCGTCTTATGATAAATCATAGACCTACTGAGGTTTACGTATTTTTTGATGGTGCAGAATCTACCAACAGAAAAAAGCGTATTTTACCTGAATATAAGAAAGGTAGGGGAACGCACAGGATAACTAATAAGTTTATCTTCCGTTCACCTGATGAAGAGCACGAGGCAAAGTTAGGTCAGTTACGTAGGCTGATAGAGTACTTAAAGTTTCTACCAGTTAAAACTGTTATAATAAACGGAATAGAAGCTGATGATGCGATAAGCTACGTAGCAAACAAGTTAGAGAAGCCTTCAACAATCATTTCTTCAGACAAGGACTTTCTTCAAGTAGTGAGCGATAAGATTACAGTTTATCGCCCAATGGAGAAGGTCTACTACACTCCTGAAGTGATCAAGGAGAAATATGGAATCCTTCCAGAAAACTTCATTATTTACAAGACACTTTTAGGAGACAAGTCAGACAACGTAGATGGTGTAAAAGGGATAGGTCCTAAGGGGGCCACAAAGCTATTTCCAGAGCTTCTAAGCGAGGTTCTAGACATAGATGGTCTAATAGACATCTGCGGGGAGAAGATGGACGACAACCCTTTATATGCAAAGATAATATTAACAGAGCCGGAGCTAAGAAAACAGCATAAGGTAATGGATCTAATAAATCCTATGATTCATCAAAGTCATGAGGATCATTTAGATAAGATAATGTTAGAAAGTTTTCCTGAAATTAATGAGGAGATTATTTGCAACTTTGCAGAAAAAGATTATATTGAAATACTCGTACGTGATGTACGAAAATGGTTATTAAGTTTTAAATAAGGTTATGGTAAAATCACTAGATGGGTATGGGATCAGCTTTCAGAGGCATTTGATTTCATCTCTAATGACGGACAAGCCCTTTCTAAAAGGGGTCTACGATGTACTTTCATCGGAATATTTTTCACACAACGCTCATAAGTGGCTGATAGACAGGATGTTAGAGCACTACAACAAGTATGACACTTGCATTCCGGTGCAGGCAATCATTGTAGCACTTAAGGACAACCACTTAGATGAGGAGGCAGACTTTGCAGCAGAGGTAAAGCATATTTGTCAAATCAAGGACGTAGACATTGAGTACTACAAAGACGTACTTGTAAACTTCTTGAAGGTTAAAAAGGGCAAGCAAACGATTATGGATCACGCCAACAAGCTCAATAATGGGGAAGATGTGGAGGCACTTATCCAGGATCTGGAGGTTGTAAAGAAAATTGGGGGAGACAGAAACGTAGGTCACGAGTATGACAAAGACATAGAGGAGAGATTTGTACAGGACATCAGACACGAGATACCAACTCCATGGGGTAAGATAAATGAACACATTCAGGGGGGACTAGGCTCTGGTGACTTTGGACTTATCTTCGGGAATCCTGGAGGAGGTAAATCTTGGAGTTTAGTGGCCATTGGAGCATACGCAGTTCAACAGGGGTACAATGTAGTACATTACACCTTAGAACTTGATGAGCATTACGTAGGAAGAAGGTATGACGCTTACTTTACAAATATATCTGTTCAGGACGTATTGAAGCATAAAGACAAGGTTATAGAAGAAGTTTCAAAGCTCAAAGGAAAACTTATTATAAAAGATTTTGCTATGGGAAAAGCTTCACTAAATACTGTAAAAAGCCACCTGCAAAAGGTTGAGGATAACGAGTTTACGCCTGACTTAGTCATCATAGATTACGTTGATTTGCTCAAATCTGATAGG